GAATTGGGTTACTGTGAGGCATTCGATTTTAAGTGTGCTGCTTCCCGAACTTGCGATGCTTGGGTGGTAGGCGGACCTATCGAGCTTAGCAGAAACAAACAAGAGTTGGAAGAGTTTGATATCGATACTAGCGCTTTGCCTCAATACGTCGATGAAATCGGTAAGGGTAAGAAACTAAGAAAGGACGAGGTCGAGACTCCAGCTCCTACTTGGGAGTTTTCAGAAGAATTCTTAATAGCATTGGAAGCAATCGGTTCTGAGCTTGGAATAGAGGCCAAGAACGTTAGCATAGTCGATGAGTGGAAAGGTAAAGAGAAGTTTGCCAAAGAGGAGTTTCTTTGGAAGTATGAAACCTCTGGAGTAAGCTCAAACTCTCGTTCTTTCTGTAAGACGATGATGTCACTCAATCGTTATTACAATAGGGAAGAGATAGCATTGATGGATTCCTTAAACTCTGAGTTTGCACCAGGCGGTAGCGGTTCCTATTCCATTTTTAAGTATAAGGGTGGAGCAAACTGCCAACATTACTGGGCAAAGTATTCCTTAAAGGAGTCTAACGATGGAAGAGTCACTGTAGTGCCTGTTCCTATCGACAGTCGAGCTATCGAACGTCAAGCCAACACTGCAATACGTACCGAAAAGGGCAGAGGTTTTCTTAAGTCTCCACAGAACTCTTTATCAGGACTTAGCGGTCACAGCGCATTTAGCGCAGACACTTCAGTTCTTAAGTTTGCGGACGAGGAAAAGAAAATAATCGTAGGTTGTGCAATGATTCCTAACATGGAGATTCCTAGAATCACTGACAAGGGAGTAAGATACAAAGTAACATTTAGCGAAGAAACCATCGCTGAGATCCAAAAGAAGTTCATGAAGGAAGCTCGTACAAACGAGGTAAACCAAGACCACAAGGAACTCTATGCAGACACCTATGTCTATGAGTCATGGTTGGTAGAGGATCCTAAGACCGACAAGGCAAACACGGTCTATGGCTTTAACGTGCCTAAGGGTGCATGGATGGTCAAGATGCAGGTCGAAGATCCAAACGTCTGGAGAAGAGTAAAAAACGGAGAGCTTAAGGGTCTTTCTGTCGAAGGCAACTTCTCAGACCTAGAGGAAATCGAATCGATGAAGAGATACTATAAGATCAAGAAAATACTAAGCAATGGCTAAGCAAAAGATAGAGACCTTCGTAAAGAAGAACAGCAAGAAAAAGGGCAAGGCTAAGAGCCACTTTGGCCCTAAGGAAGAGAAACCTAAGAAATATCGCGGTCAAGGTCGTTAGTCGACTTTGGATTGCGATTTAGGTAATCGATCTGGATCATGATCATGTTATTGATCTCGTGATACTCTTCCGGTGTCAACATTCGATTGCTTAGGACTTCAAACGTTACTTCGTACCATACCTGCGCAGTCGCAGGATTCATGATCTGTTTTTGGGTTACTATGCTCATCAGTTCTTTAGTTTTATAGAAGTTCTGGGTGTAATATGTATTTAAGTATTTCTCCGTCCAACATTCCGTTATGTTTCATCAAGAGAGCCTTTAGGATATCGTTTTCTCTTTGATAGTTATTATTAGTCTCTACGAATTGAAGATTCTGTGGAGTCTTTTTCCACTCTTTTATGATTTCATCGATGTTCTTTATATCGGTGGCCTCCTTTATTCGATTCGTTTTTTGAAAGCACGCCTGATTTTCTTTCCACTCTTTTCCGTTTTTAAACGGAGTGAGATATATCTGCTTACCATTCCAAACGATATCTAATCCAACACCTCTTTGGCAGATATGGAATTCTGCTACATCGGAAGTCTTAATGATGATAGGCTCAAATACTTTTTCTAACTGTAGGTTGCCGTCTTGTCTTACTTTTATGTCCATTTTAGTTGTTTTACGTTTTCACATAGTTAGTATACACAATAAAATCTAACTCGGAAAATGTCAATCACACTTTTTGGTCTATTTAAGAGTAGAGTTAACAAAGACTCTGTCAAAAAAACTAGACTGAAGATGAGTACTTACAAACTTAAGCTTAATCAAGTACGCGAAGTCTTAGGCATGGCAATCAAGTTTGAAACTGCCAAGTTACAAGACGGTACCGTAGTTGAGGTAGAAAAATTAGAAGTAGGATTTCCAGTCGTAATCGTTAAAGAGGATGGTTCTAAGGTGCCTGCACCAGCTGGATACCATGTCTTAGAAAACGGTGTTAAGATCGAAGTAGACGCTAACGGTGTCATCATGGAAATCGAAGCACCTGTTGAAGTGGCAGCAGAAGAAAAAGAAGAAGAAGTTGCAGCAATCCCTGTTGCAATGGAAGAAACTACTGTTACCGAAGAGACGACTACTACTGAAACTCCAATCAAAGACGCAGTTGTTGACAAGATCGAAGAAAAGCTAGCCATGCTTTTTGAAGCTATCGAAGAGGTAGCTACCGAAGTCGCAACCGTTAAAGAAGAAATGGGAGCAATGAAGACCAAAATGGAAAAGTTTTCGAAACTGCCTGCTGGTAACAAGATCCCTAAAACCGCTGAAGCAACTATTGCTAAAAATGAAGAGTTTAACGACATCGAAGCAAGAGTAGCAGCACTTAGAAACCTCAGAAATGAGTTAACTAAAAAATAAAAAAAATTATTTGATATGTCATTTGATTTAGCAAACTTAAACACTTATACAGATCAGTTGTCTACTGATCTTATAAGCGAAGCTCTATTAAAGAGCTACTCTGTTCAGATGTTGACTCTTCGTGCTGGTCTTACTGCTGGTACTACTGCAATCAACGTTTTGAACTCTACTGTTGACATCTTGGATTCAACTTGTGGATACGGTGCAGGTCAAGTCGGTAACAACACTACTGACTTCTCACAAATCGATCTAATCGTTCAATCTAAAATGTTGAAAGAACAACTTTGTCCTGAAGACCTACGTACTTACTGGTTGTCTTCTCAGTTGTCTCCGTCTGCTTACTTGGAATCAGTTCCATTCGAGCAACAAATCGCGAACAACAAGATCAACAACATTGCACAGTATGTAGAAAACACAATCTGGCAAGGTGACGGTGCTACTCTTGATGGCCTTATGGCTCAAATCACTGTAGCTAACGGTGCTATCGATGGTACTGCTTTTGCAGGTCCATGGGCAGCCAACACTGCTGAGGCTAACATTTGGGGTCTTATCGACCTACTTCCAAATGCTCTTAAGCAAGAAAACGACCTAGTTATGTACATGTCTTACAGCAACTATTCTTATGCTGTTCAAGCTTTACAAGCTAAAGGTAACGCGATCATCGCTCAATACCCTAACATCGGAAACGTTGCTGGTACCAATGGTCCTTCTACGTTCGTATGGCCAGGAACTAACGTTTCTATCTACGCTGCTGGTGGTATCAACGATAACGATGCTATCTTCTTAGGTCCTAAGAAATACGCGTTCTTTGGAACGGGTCTTCTTGACGACCAAGACAGATTCAAGTTCTACTATGATCCTTCACAAGACATCGTAAACTTTATGTCAAAATTCCGTTTGGGTACAGCTGCTTACACATCACAGTTTGTAACGACTATGCCTTAACAACTTCCCGTTGATGGGGAGTTTCGGCTCCCCATTAGCAAACAAAAAAAACTTTAAAACACATGGCTTGTTTAATTAATGACATCATAGCATTAGACTGTATAAACGGTTTAGGTGGAGTAAAAGAGATGTATGTTTTTGCTGGTGATTGGGAAGCTGATGTTGTGGTTACTGAAGTTGCTGGAGAAGCTACAGCTATTACTGGAACTGGAACATTCTACCAATTCTACCTACCAAAAGACACAGCGTCTTTTACGGAATCGATCAACGTTTCTAACGTTAACGGTACTGTTTACTACCAACCAGAACTAAGCGCAGTCTTTCAAAAGATGGATGCCGCTAAACGTAACCAAATCTTATTGCTTGCTCAAAACAGAGCGCTTCGTGTTGTCTTCGTTGACAACAACGACGTGTCTTGGGTAATGGGTAACAAAAGAGGATGCGTTATGTCAGCAGGTACTTCAGCTACTGGAACTGCAGTTGGAGATCTAAACGCTTATTCTATCACGCTACAGGGTCAAGAACCACAATCGGTTCTTCCGATCCTTGTTGGAGACACTTTAGCTGATATCATCGGTGGTGGTATCACTATCGTGACATCATAATCTCTCCAAGAGATAACAAAAAGGGCATGCTTAGCGATGGGCGTGCCCTTTTTTTGTTTAGTGGTGTCAACTATTCTACTTTCTATATCTAAATAAAAAAGTAGAGTACCTTGATTAACTTAACTAATCTCTTACCGAACTCGATAATCATCTACGTCGATACCACATCGATCGAAAACAATCCTTGGCTGACCAATAACTTCCTGTTTTCTTTCACTAATGGTTTTACTAGGGAACCTATCACGGTAATGCCATGGATAGTAAAGCAAAACACTCGATACACAGAGTTCGAGATAGTCTTGACTACCATTCAGAACGAAGATCGTCTTAACGGTTATGTGTCTTTAAGTCCTTGGGGTAACTGGGATTACGAGTTGTATGCGATCAATGATCCTTCGTTGGATGCTAGTCCAGGAGTCTTAATCAATAGGGGACAGATGTTCCTAGAAAACGGAATCAAGGAGATCCCAGACGTCACCTATATAAGCGACAATGAGGACAGTCAAAGCGTAGTTTACTTGACTAGAACACCAAATGACTGTGCGGTATGGAACACGTTTCCAGACATTTGGAACCTAAGTCCTCTAGTCTGGAACAACTGTATTTAAAATGAATTTAAGCAATGGGTAATTTAGCAGGAAAAACGATTTATCAATCATATAAGTCGCTCGTAACGGTAGGTACTAGCGGTACTGCCGGCCTAAGCGGTGCTCTACAGCCAATGACCGATGGTCAAGGCACAGAGTTACCGATCGAGGTAAGCACTAACGAAGTACACATAACTTCAAATACCCTTGATGCTGTTTCCTATTCGGTAGACGGTTATGGTCAAGT